ATTGCCGATCTCTATGTTCGAGCTAGGTGAAGGCGAAGAAAACGCCACACCAGAAGCTGGAGATATGGTGGAATTGGAAGGTGTAGTGGAGAAAATTGAAGGCGGCGTGGCTATGGTGCGTGTAAACAACGCTATGGCTGAACAGCCCGAAGAAGAATCTGCTAAACCCGAAGAGTCCGAAGAAGACCGTATGATGAAGATGGCCGAGGAGTCGGATAAGGAAAACTATAGCTAATGCCTGTTTACCAGTACGAGGACACCAGAAATGGGAAAGTTGTCGAACTGGAAAAGGCTGTGGCCGAAAGGGATTCTGTCCCTCGTTACCTTAAACGATTCACCGTCCCACAAAGATTGAGCCTAGTGGGGGTTGGCGAACCCCTCGACAACCCGCTGGGAGTCAATCAAACAAACTTAATGAAGGGGTACTATCGCCAGGAACAAAAGCTTGGCAGTAGATTCAAAAGTCAGTTCACGCCAGATAGCATCAAACGTGCGACTTTAAGGAGAAAAAAATATGGCAAATGAGTTTCAGCGCAGTCCGATTAAAGCGAAGAACAAAGCCGTCCGCATTGACGGCTCGAACTTCGCCAACGTCATTGAGTTTACTGCAAGTTCCAGCGGTGGCACTGTTAACACAGTTGCAACAGCCCCTGCGTCCTTGAACGTAACTCTCAACGGAACGTCCTACAGAATCGCACTACACAGCTAATTGTATGCGACTCTTATCTCGCCTTACGCTTGGTAATGGTGGGACAATTATTGCATCGTCAGCTTCCACTAATACTGGAAGCTACGATGCGGTAACTGCTCTTACGCTTTCCACAGCTACCCTTGTTATCAGTGGTGCTACAACCGCCGCAACCTACTCTGCTGGTGTGACCGTTTACGGTGACATTGACGAAGTTCGGTTAACTGGCGGTGCGATGGCAATCTATAATCGCAAAGATTAAGGAGTCCTAATATGGGCCGCCAATGGAACACGATTATTGAGAGTTTAGGACCGCTTTCTGGCGGTACTGGCTTATCGATTAACGCTAACCTAACCGAACTTGAGGCATTGGTAACAACCCTCCAAGCTGACGTTGCCGATGGCGTGCGTATACCCAACGCAACAACTGGCGGAACTGGTCCTACTGACTTCACCTCCACCAGCTACGGCACGATTGCAACGGCAAGCACTGGCAGACTTGGATGCACGATCTTTAATTCTGGCCCAGGCAACCTCCACGTCATGCTAGGCACAGCTACAGCCAGTACATCAGCTTTCAGCGTTAGACTAAGTGCCGGAGACTACTATGAAGTCCCATTCAACTACACTGGACTGATTGGCGGTATCTTTGCTACGGCTGGAACTGCTGAAGTTACCACGCTCAGTTAGGAGTAGGCGATGCCTCTCGTTAAGAATCCAAGCAACATCGACAGCGTTTTGTTTTCCACAGGAAGGTTGCGAACTGGCCGCGTCGGCCACGCTGGGGTCTACACAAAAACAACTGGAGCAGGGGGACAAGCCGCGGTTGCAAATACCGCTGGATTGTTTATGACAATTAACGCGGGGACTGCTGCGTCTGGAACTAGCAAGGTGGGATATTTTGATCCGACAGTTGCTCAAATGACAGCGGGGCTTGGACTTATTGATTACAGCAAGAGAATCAGATTTTCTATTGGTGGAATGATGAATATCGCATCAACAAATTCAGTTATTAGAATTGTATTTGGAGGAACTGGAAGTTCTGTCGATGCACCTCTTGCTGGCGTTGACGGACTTACTGCAAAAGGATTCGGTGCTGAATTTGCCCTGCAATCTGGCGTGATACAAGCAAGGCTAATAGGATTTAATGCCTCATATTTAACCCCGACTTCCTACACCACGTTAACAAACGGATTTGGACTTGCCGCATCTGACACTCGCTTTTTCGGCGTTGTAATTGAATCAGACGGGGCAGGGAACATCTATCTCTATGGTGCAGATTCACAAACCAATCCAGCGATAAATATAGGGCAAACCCCATTACTAACGCTAACTGGTGGGCCAACTAACTCTACAAGCTCCAATCGTAACGGTCCAGAGATTCATTGTTCAAATTCATCTTCTTCGCCAACGGCAAGCCCATCTGCAATCTTTCAAAGCACATTCTGGCTTTTGGACGTACAATAATGCCTCTCCTCCTCCTCACCCTCTTGCTCTGCTCCTGCTCGCCCAAGCCAGCGGATAACAATATACTGCCTCGCTATTCCGATATGGGAGCAGCCACGGACGCTGGTAATGTCAAATGAAGCGCATCGCCATGTGGCTGACCAATTTGAGTTTGCGTTTCTTAATGACGGCGCAGGAATACGCCTGTTTCAAGGAGGCGTTAAAGTTTGCCGTAGAGAACAACAACATTGCCAAGGAAACGAAGTACATTGGCAAGGTAAAGCATCTCCTATCTGTCAACAGAAGCATCAAGCGGATTGTCGAGGAAGGTCGAGATCGGGACGAGGTTGTGGATGCCGTTGTCCATCTGGCTGTAGCGTTAAAGTACCTGGAGGGTAAAGGTCGTGAGTCTTGATGAGGTTTCGGATCTTAAAGACAGGGTTGCCAGCGTATCAGAGCGACTTGCCAGGATGGAAGAACGCCAGATGACGCTTATCTCTATGATCGAAAGGTCACTTGCTTTCCACGGGGATGTTGCTAATAGATTAGGAGCGTTGGAACACTTACGGACGAAGGTTCTGGCTGTAGCTGGGCTAATAGGGCTTGCTTGCTCAATGGCCTGGGATGTCCTAAAAAACCGCCTTTCTAACTAGGAGACTAAATGCCCACACTTGGAACACAGACCATTAGTAGTAGCTTTGCACAGCTTCTCAAGACCTTTACCACTGGTGGGCTTAGTGGCTCTTTGCAGGTTGTTACCGATGGAGATGACACCTCTTCCGCACTATCCCTCTCCACCACTGGCGTAAGCAGCACTGGATCATTTGCTGTTGATGGAGCATCAATCCTTACTGGTGCTGTTACCTTTGGGACAAGCCTCACAGCGTCTACTGGAACGGCTACGATTGGCACGCTGTTCGCATCTGGCCCAGCGACCTTTGGAACTAGCTTTACTGCCTCTACTGGTACGGCCACGATTGGCACGGCCACAATCAGCACGGCAACAATTAGCAGTGCAACAATTCCAAGAATCAATGGAGCTACTACTTTTGCAACTGGTTTCACATCTTCGACTGGCACGAATACGATTGGGACTATTGCTTCGACCACGATCAGCAATACTGGCTTAGGAACTACTGGAACGCTCCAGGTTGGGGCGAGTGGTCCTAAACTAACTGCGGTCAGCTTTGGCACAGCAGCGTTTACTGGCTCTACATTCCAAGACCTAGACTCGGCTACAGCGGGATCAAATGTTACAACAGGAACATTTGCGGTAACAGGCGCAGCCTTGGGAGACATCGTCTTTGGTGGGCTTACATCAATTGGCTCAAGCACAGGAACAAACGCTACCTTGGCTCAAAGGCTCATTCCTTCGTTTAGGGTTGAATCGGCAGATACGATTCGATATGTAATACTTAATACAGATATAGTTTCCCACGGCACAACTCCAGCAGGCACGCTATACGCAACCGCACTGAGGTTTACAGCTTAATATGGCAAACATAATCAATCGTCAGCAGACTTTCTCCACCAACGGTACGGTTACTGCGGCTGGCCTGCATAACCTTATTGATACCGCGCTTGTCAATTCTGCGATCATCAAGAACCAGCAGGAGATCACAACGATTGGAACGGCTGATCTTTTGCTTATCGCTCCAGACAGCGTTGACTCTTCCCTAGCCCCACGCAAAGCAACAGTTCAAAATTTATTTGATGACGCGCTTGCTTCTGGAACTTTTACAACTCTTAATCTTACTGGCGCGTTGACCTACGGAACGGCTACTGGCGATAGGACAGTTAGCACTAGCGCAACGATTACTACTGGAACAATTCCTAACCTTACCGCTGGAACAACGACATCGACTGCGGCTACGATTACGAATGGAACAATCACAACTGGTTTAATTCCAACTTTGACTGCTGGGACTACAACTGGCACAGCATGCATTTTTACGTCTGGAACAGTTGCCACGCTCAACAGTACAACTGCTACAATTACAAATCTTTCTACTACCCTTGCTGGTGACTTTACGATTAGCCAGGGTACGGCCACTCTTGCCACAAGCGGAGCAACGGCTGGAACTTATGGAAGTGTAACAGCAATCCCATTTTTAACTGTTGATGCAAAAGGAAGAATCACATCAGCCACAACTGGAACTTTCTCATCAACTCCTGCGGATGGGTCAATTACTCCAGCCAAACTATCCCAACCATTTACAAGCGGAACTTCCGTAAACTCTACTAGCGGAACGGCGATTGACTTTACTAGTATTCCTAGTTGGGTGAAGAGAATTACTGTTATGTTTAATGGAGTAAGCACAAATGGAACATCACCCGTAGCAGTTCAGCTTGGAAAAAGCGGCGGAGTTGAAACAACTGATTATTCTGGCTTTGGAATGTTTGCCTCTGCCAGCGCAACCGCAGCAAACATAATAGGATCAACGGCAAATACAATTGGGTTTAATACGTCAGCAAGATCGTATATAGACGATTCAGCCGTTGGAATTGCAACAATATCAAATATTAGCGGAAATACTTGGGTCTTTTCATCAAATACTGCAAGTCAAGCCTCTATTACAAGTTTTGGTAATGGCGCAAAAACATTGGCTGGAACATTAGATCGAGTTCGCATCACTACTGTCAGCGGCACAAACACATTTGACGCAGGCTCTATCAACATCATGTACGAAGGATAATTTATGATAGCAAGAATTGAATCAAACTGTACAACTGGCGAAGTAAAATACTTTGACGAAAACGAAGTTGAGATTGATCCTAGTTCAATTTCCTCCGAACCCATTGCTGTCATTGAGCCACTTCCTGTCATTGAACCTATTCCTGTTGACGCACCTACAGAGGGATAAATGACCCTAACTGAAATCGCTCAGTACGCAGGAGAGAAGGTTGGAAAGACCGACTCGGATACGCTTACCTTCTTGCAGAAAGCCGCAAGCCTAGCCTATCGGCGCGTATGGGATTTTGCGCCTTGGCGTGAGACTGTGACCAACTCGACCTATTCGGTTGGTACAAATCGTTTAATCACGCTTGGTAGCAATGTAGAGACACCTCTTTCCGTGGCCTACAACGACGCAGAGGTTGACCCGATTGACCTAGCCACGATCATCAGTCAAGACCCAGGCTTGCTTGACGATGCGCGTACTGGCGATCCAGATACCTATCATTTTACTGGCCGTAACAGCAGTGGCGTTGCGGAGCTAAACCTTTACCCAAGGCTTGCCACATCTGGCACAATCCCATTGCGCGTTGTGGAGAAGCTGAAATGTCTTACCCGCACCAATGTTATTGTTGACTTTCCTCCGTCACAAGCTGCGCTGGATGACGAACTCCGCCTACCTCACGTCCATCATTTGGTTTTAGCCTTGACTCATTCTGATGCACTTGAGCGTGAACGGCAGTATGCCAAGGCGCAAGCCATCACGCAGACTGCTAATTCTGACCTTGCGGCCATGGCTAACTACGAGTTGAGCCAAGTTGGTGGAGTGAAGCAGATCACACCGCAAAGTTTAGGCGAGCTAACCATAGAAGAAATGTTCTCGGCGTAAAGGAGGCTTATGCCTTATTACAGCGACAATTTGGACGATGTTCTGTCCTTTGACGGAATACGCAATTTTACTGGCGGTCAAGCCAGCGGTCTACAATCCGACCTACTAGCCGAGAATCAAGTACAAGAGTTGTACAATATGACCCTTTCGCCAAAGGGTAATCTTGAAACTCGCGTTGGCGCAACAAGCTTTGCAACTGGCGCAACCAGCGCGGTAACATCCGTTGGCGGGATGCGCTACTACGAGACATCCGCATACCAGCAATTATTGACTGTTACTGGCGGCACATTTTACAGCATTGAATCAAGTGGAAGTGCAACTCCTCATACTCCGTACTTAACATGGGGTGCTACAAACATAACCTGGACAGCAGCCACCAGCCAATGGCGAGACGGCTACAGCGTAGCCGAAGACATTGAGGTGTCCTTTGCACAGTTTGTTGACAAGATGTTTATATCTGATTCCGATAGTGACCTACACTTTTGGGATGGAACTGCGGTTGAGAGGCAGGGTGGCAAGGTTAGGGCGATAACTGTAACAACGGCTGGAACTGGATACACCAGCGCGACTGCAATTATTACTGGTCCTACACTTGGCGGGACAATGCCAGAGTTAATTACGACTGTAGCTGGTGGGGCTGTTACTGGCGTAACGGTTGTTAATGGCGGGTCTGGCTATATTACTGCCCCAATTGTTACAATCATTGGGAATGGCTCTGGTGCTACGGCTACGGCAACAGTTAGCGCGCCTCCAGCGGGCATTAGGATTTTGGTCAACGCTGAAAACAGATTATTCGGCGTTGGCTCTGGTGCAAACAGAAACACGCTTTATGCCTCTGACATTCTTGATCCTTCCGTATGGGCATCAACCAACAGCATTGTTGTTAACGGTGATGACGGCGATCAGATTACGGCAGTTGTGCCTTACTACAAGAATAGGCTGATCGTATTCAAGAAGCGCAGAGTGTTCCAGGTTGATATTCCTAGCGATGCCACCTCTGGCGCGGACTGGATTGTTTCAATCATTTCAAACAATACTGGATGCGTGGCAACTGGAACGGCTGTGCAAGTAAGCAGCGACATTCTATTCCTATCCGATAACGGCATCAGATCGCTTGTTCGGTCTGTGGCGGATGACTTTAGCTCAGTTGGCATACCAGTTTCAGAGATAGTCAAGGATGTAATCCAAAGCATCAATACGGATTCTATTAGGGTGGCTACTGCGATCTACTATGACAATCGCTACTTCCTTGCCATACCTACTGGATCAAACGACTACAACGACACGCTCTTGGTTTACAATACGGCGTTAGGCGCATTCGAGGGAACTTGGAGTCCGCAGGTTATGCAGTTCACGCTTACGAACTTCAATCAAGAAGGTTCTAGGGCGATGTTTAAGAAGACCAATGGCATCATCGAGAAGTATGCTGGCTACAAGTCTCCAGCGGGAACTACATCAGCCGACTATCAAGACGCTGGCACTGACTACGAATCTTATGTACGCACAAAGGACTTTAATTTTGGCGATCCTTTCTCGCTAAAGTACGGGAGCTATTTCGAGGTCATCTTTGACAACTCCTTCTCATCCGATGCCAATGTAGCAATCCAGCGCGACATTGACGTTGGCGATATTGATGTTCAATCCAACATTGACATCTCAAGTTCAGTATTGACCCTCCCATTCACGCTTCCAGCCGTCCTGCCTACATCAGTTAAGAAGAAGCTGGCAGCAGATTTACGCAAGTATGAGAAGTGGCGGTTGCTCAACATAAAGATTTCCACACCAGCAAACAAGATGGCTATCCGCCAGATCACGGCTGCTGCCAATCCAGACACAGTCCAGATCCAGCAAACAATATGACGGCTGTAGAGTATATTGAGCAAAGCGGTGTGCCAGAGGCTATGTGGCCTAACCTGGCTGAATGGTTTTGCTGGTTTGAGAAGCAGGGTATGGTTGGCGTAGTCGAGGATAAGGATGGTATTGCAGGCGTGGCTTTGGCTAGGTGCATAAAGGATGGGCAAAAGGCTGACCATTATGTGCATAGCGAAGATGGCGAGAATGTGTTTGTTGATTTGACTATCTCCTCAAAAGGTGCTAAATCCTTGAGATGCTTGCTGTTGCTCCTTTGGGAGCGTTTTGGTCCTCGCAAGCGGATCACCTTTAATCGTTCTGGTAAACCAAGGAGTTACGACTATATGACATTTATGCGAAAGGCTAGAGTTTAACATGGGTGGAGGACCTTCAATTCCTGCACCTCCGCCTCCGCCCGACCCAGCAAAGGTCGCGCAGGCCAATGCAGAGGCTTATCGAAAGAACATTGATACCTACATTGAGAAAGCCCCAGCGATGGCAGAGCTTGAGAATAAGCTTCGTCTGCAATATATGCCAGCCCAGCGTGGCCTAGAACGCCAGTTATCAGCACTTGACCAGCAGGCAGGCGTGCAGGCTGGGATGCAGCTAGAACGTCAATACGGACCACAGCGCACCTTGGAGTCGCTCCGTAGGCAGTATGAGACTAGCCCACAAGCTTATGCCTTGAATCGCGGATTAGGCGATCAGATGACACGCCAGTTCGAGCGTCTATATGGCACATCGCCTTACGGCTCAGTTGAGCAGAACGTAGCGTTTAACCGCCAGCCAGGACCAGTTGATTTTTATGGCACGATTGGTACTAACATTGGCAATCCAGAGTTAAAGGCGTAATATGGCAGCAGCATATCGTTTTTATCCTGGGCGAGTTCAAGATGATCGTTATCCGACAAGATACAAGGTTAATGATGATGGGACAATTTCCACTTTGCAGTCTCCTCCAATAGGTGACAGAAATCAAAAGAGAGTAAACATAGATAACTACAACAAACAATCTGGTGGTTTTCCTTTTACAAATATAGCCGATGCCCAGAATGAGGTTGCAAAAAAACAACAGGCCAACATAAAAACTCTCCAAGATACATACGAAAAACGTCTTTCCGATGTTACAAGTCAAGAAAATACTCGCAACTCTCTTGCTGCTCAGATTCAAGCATTGACTGCTGGTGGAGGTGGAATGCAAAATCCTAACGCTGGTCCAGAATTTAACCAAGCTCTATCCCAACTCTCTGCTGGGCGTAACTACGGATCGTCTGATCTTGGGTCGATGTTAAACTTCCAAGTCTCCGATCAGCAGATCGTTGACGATTACAACAACACAAAGCTATCCCGCCTAAACAGCGTGATTGATCGAGGCAACGCTCAGATTGCTGGAATCAATGAACGGCTTGCTACGGCCAACAAACTTCTTGCCGATCTTCCTGCTGGCGATGCTAGGCGTACATCTTCCGAAGTATTCATCAAACAACTTAACGATGACTTGAAGAGCGTAACCAGCGCAGTTACTGGCGCGCAGGATATGCAGAAGAATTTCACGCCTATTACGATGGATAGCCCCGAAGGGCTAAAGGAGATCACATCCTTCCGATCCTTTGTCCAGCTACCCGAAGAGCGTGCCTCACAACAGCTTTTCCAGATTGATCCAGATTCCTACCGCACTGCGGTTGGCTTGGGTCAGCAGTATCGCCAGATGGCTACTGAGCCAATTGGTGCAACAACCACGCCAGAGACTGAGCAAATCCGCAAGACCATCGAGGACGAGGCTCTTAATCAATTACGCCTTGGATCGACCATTGGTGCAGAAGAACGGCGTGGATACGAGCAGGCCGCAAGAGCAGCACAGACTGCCCGTGGCAATATCTTTGGAATCGGACCAGCGGTACAAGAAGCCGCACAGATCGGTGCTGCTGGCGAGCAACGCAAGCTGGCACGCTACGGAGCAGCACAGAGCTTCCTTGGTTCTGGCTTGGCAACTGGTGATGCGCTCAAGGCTGATATAGCGTTCCGTGACGCATTGCGTCAGAATAGGCTGGGTGCAGCTGCTAACTTCATTGGTGGCGGACCTTCGATTGGAAACCTTGCGTCAGCACGCACAGCCCAACAGCAGAGTGCTTTCCAGAATTATATTCAAGCCAATCAAGCCTTGCCTGGTGGGTTTAATCAACAGCCTTCCACAGCTGCTCCGTTTTACCAAACTGTGGATCAGAACATTCCAGTTGCTCTAACTCAAGCGTTTAATGATCTATACAGATCACAGTCCAATTACCAAGCCAGCACCTATGGCGCGCAGGTTGGCGCACAGGCTGCAACATATACATCTCCGTCTAGGGCGTTTGCGAATGTGGCTGGAGGGCTTTCTGGCTTCATGCCAAATCTTAATTTCGGAGCATAATCTATGCCTATCAATATAAACATTGAAGGCCCAGAGGGTAAGAAGAAAAGGCTTTTGCAAGAGCAAGAACAAGCTCTTAGGTTGCAAGTATTAAAATCACAGATTGAGCAAGCCCAACCAGACTACGAGGCTAGGCTGGCTGGAGACATTGCAGAGAGAACAAGCAAGCTTCAAGAAACACTAAATCTAAACCAAGCACAAAGAGCTGGGATAAGCCAGAGGCTGGGAGATGTGTCTGCCGCATCAGCTCCGCTTGATATTGATGTCTCTGGTCCAGTTATGTCACAGCAAGCAGCAATGCAAGCTGGTCAAGGTCTTGTTGCCGAAGAAAATCTATTGAATGCACAGAAGACAAGAATGATGGCCGAACTTGAAGCGTACCGAAAGAGGCAGGAAGGTCTTGTTGGAACAGTAAATCTTGGCGAAGCTTATGGAACTGCGCCCGCTGGCGGAAGTGCCGATGTGCTGAGAAGGCGCGTTCAAGAACAAGCCAATATATTCCGTGAGGCTGATGATTTTGTAAAAGCCGCGCAAACTCCAGAAGAAGCGCAATATAGGTCAAACGCTGTAAACGTAAACAAGGCGTACTTTGATGCCCAAACAAGGGAGGAGCTGAAGAACGCAAGAAAACTCCCAGGTCTTGAAGGCATGGCAAAAGATGATGAAGCCGCAAAAAAGATGCGTGAAAGACTCCCGACATTTGTGCAATCAATAGCGTCTATTGATAACTTAATAGAGCTTGGTGGGTTATACAGAAATGCCGCGCTTGCAGGAAATGCAATAGAGGCCGCGAAGTATAAGGCTCAAGCACAGCAAGCAAGAATACCTTTGATTGCCGCACTTAGAATCCCACTTACTGGTGGCGGCCAAATGAATCCGCAGGAATTACAAATGCTGAACGATGCTGTTGCAAATCCAGCAGTATTTCTTGACATAACGCAAACAGAAAGATTGAAGTCATTGAAAAAAACTGTTGGATCTGAGTTTGCTTCATCTGCAAGGGCTTTTGGATATGGAGTAAAAAGCCTCCAATCTGTTATTGACGCAAATTCAGCACCAGAAGATATAAATAATTTTGGCATAAAGAAGTCAGCACCACAACCAGCAGCTAAATACAATCCTAAAACTGGATTGTTAATGAAATAATGGCTAGGTACGAAGAAGTCCCAGGTGTTGGCATTGTCGAGTTCCCCGATGACACACCGCAAAGCGTGCTTGATTCAGCAAAGTCTGGCAAAATAGGCTTTGAGGAGCAAGGCCAACAAGTAGCTCAAGGGCAAGATGGGTTCTCTGCATCAAGAACTGCTGGCATTCTAGCAAGAGGCGGGATTAGCCCAGCAACTGTTGCTGGAGGTGTTGGTGCTGCTGGGGCTGCCGCAATGGGCGCGCCTGTCGCTGTGGGTGCTGGGATAACTGCACTGGCTGGCGGATTGCTTGAGCTTGGCGCAAGGGCATACAATTCTGAAATTGCAAAGAAGTATGGAATCAGAGAAGAAGATTCAGACAAGGTAAAGTTACCGAGCGAATATCTTGACCAGATTAAAGATTTGATTGGCCTGCCAAAAGCACAGACAACTGGCGAGCGTGTTCTTGAGGCTGGGGCTGAGACTGCTGGTGAGGCAATGGCAACGATGGGGGCAGGGCAGGTTCTTGCTGGCGCAAAATATGCTCCAAAAGCAGTTAAGGCATTGGGTGGCCTCCTCAAGGCAGAGCCAGCAATGCAAATGGCGCAATCCGCAACTGGTGGCATGGCTCAACAAGCAGCCGAGGAAGCTGGTGCTGGCGGTGCTGTTCAGACAATTGCTGGAGGTATTGGTGCAGTTGCTCCAAGTATTCCTGGTATTGCCCAAGCTGGCGCGCGAAGAATGATTGCTGGCGGAGCAAGCCCGTTAGAAATTGGGGAAAACATACAGACATTTTTAAGGGCTGGAATTGAGCCAACTGTTGGACAAGCAACAGGGGCAAATCTTCCGATGAAGTTTGAAGCACTTTTAGGTAGAGTGCCTGGTGGAGCATCTGTGATGGAGAAAAAGATTTTAGGTCAAGAAGCTAAGATTGGTGAAAAAATCGGACAGATTGCAGAAGAATTAGCACCTGGAGCAGAGCAATTTTCAGCAGGAGAAAAAATAGTTAGGGGAGCAAAAGATATATTCTTGCCTCAAGCCAGAAAACAAGAAGCCCTGCTATATGGTCAACTTGATAAGTATGTGCCAGCTAAAAGCTTGGTAAGCGCGGATAATTCAATATCAACGCTTACAAAGCTCGTGACTCCAGAAGCTGGGATGGAGGAAATAAGTAAAAGCAGACTTTTGAGAAGTCCCGACATTGAAGAACTTGCAGAACTTTTTAACAAGCAGGCAAGAGACGTAACCCTTCCAGATGGATCTGTTTCAAAGCAATTGACATTTGAGGGGCTAAAAAATATAAGATCAGCAATCGGAAAAAAGCTTGGGTCTTTTCAGCTTGATTCAGATTTCCCAAGGAGCGAATTAAAAAGAATTTACAGATCGCTTTCGGATGATATGCGCTCTGCGCTTGAGTCTGCTGGACCAGAGGCAATCGCAAAATTTGATGAGGCGAGCAAATTCACAAAAGATTTGCATACTAAAATAGATATTCTTGATCCAATTATTAAGCGTGAAATTGAGCCAGAAAAGGTTTATCAGGCCGCAATATCTGGAACTCTTGGAAGGGGTCAGTCTTCAAAGCTAAAGATAGTAATGGATAATCTTCCAGATGAAACAAGGCGTGAAATATCTTCAGCATTTTTGCAGAAAATGGGAGAAAAAATTGCATCCAGACAAGACCTGTCTTCGAGTCCTTTTAGCTCTGAAACATTTTTGACGAATTGGGTTAAACTGAACCAAAGCAAGGGAGCTAAAGAAGCACTATTTGGAAAGTATGGTGCATCATATCTTGATGATCTTGACTCGATAGCAAAAGCATCTGGAATTATCAGAAAATCAAAATCAGCAGTTCCTCAAACAAGCGGAACTACGCCCAGCTTATTACAGGCACTTACGATTGGTGGGGCATTATTAAACCCAGCAAAAGGAATCCTTGTTATAGGCGGCGCAAATCTGGCAGCCAAGGCAATGACTAATCCTAAATTTGTTCGTCTGTTAGCCAAGCAATATGATGCCCCAAGATCATCCATCCCAGCATTTATATCAACATTAGCAACGCAGTCTGAGCGTGATAACGATCAAGAGCTTAAAGACATCGCTGATGGAATCAGAAATCAAGCAGTAGAATCTGATCTGAAACGATAATGGCTACGCCAGTTCTGTCATCCAGAATGCAGAATCGGGTAGAAGGTAACGCGATTCGCAAGGAAATTGAGTCTGACTATGTTTCTCCAGCAAATAATACGGAGGCTGGATATGTTGACGAAAAGGGAAGAAAGTTTGTCGAGATGCAGGACAAGATGCGTTCTGCTGCTAGGTTTTCAGAACTGGAGGATAAAATGAGTAAAGATAATCTTGAAAAATCATTGTTTGAGTCAAAGCCAAATTTTGTTGGGCCTAAATCAGCTTCTGTGTCTAAACCAGATTATTCAAATCTTATTAACGCTGGGATGCAAACAGTTGATTGGGAGGGGCGCAAGGATAAGCAGGGTAATCTTGCTGTGTACAAGTTGCCTTCTGGGGATATGGGTGGAAACTTTGAGGTAGCTGGAATTAATGACAGATACCACCCAGAAGCGTTTAAGAGAATCTCGGCGTTGCCTCCGCAAGAAAGAGCAAAAGCGGCGGCAGAGTACATCCAAGGATATACCGCGCCACTTGTTGAAAAACTCCCTCAAGCACTCCAGCCATTCACGCAGGATCTCGCGTTTAATCGTGGGCTGGGCGGTGCAACGAAGTACATCCAGCAAGGGCTGAATGCGCTAGGGCAGAAGGTGGCTGTAGATGGTGGGATGGGACCAAAAACATTGCAGGCCATCAACCAGGTTGAGCCAAGATCACTTATGCGAGAAGCAAGCAAGGCTCAACTTGATGACGAATACCGCAGGGCATCAGAGAATCCAGAACGCAAGAAGTTTATTGGTGGCCTAGAAAACAGAATAAGAAATAGATTGGCTATTTTTGGGCAGGGTTAGGGTTTTCTCATGCTGGTACTTAATCCAGTAGCAACAATAGCTGGTTCTCCAGCTCCAAAATATAACGCCCCAGCACCAATTCTTGTTCCATCTCTTCCAGTAAAAACATCTCGGTCTTGAACAACTATACCCTCTCTTCCAGAATATGTTTCTCTATCATTTGAATATGCACCCTTCGGAGTTATGTAAACATCCCTGTCGCGCAAGATTAGTTTACCATTCACAAGAGCAGTATCTTTGTCCAACACAACCGCGAATCCTCCCTCGCGATAAACGCCACCAACAAATGCTTCCATTGCAGATTGATCTTCCGCCATCACCGATGCCATCAGCATCGCCGTCAGTGTTATCATTGTTATTGCTTTCATAGGAAAAAGTCTCTAGCACAAACCGAAAGCCGTCAAGCATGAAATTAACATCACGCCAAGTAGGAGCAGTTGGGGTAGCTCGCGTTACTGGCGCGTTGCTGCGGTGCGGGTACAACGTGCTTACGCCCTACGAGGATTTTGCTGGGTACGATGTCGTAGCAGAGAAGAACAATAAGTTCTTTCGCATCCAAGTTAAGACCGCGCAGACCGTAGAGCCTGGGCGCACCAAGTATCGCTTCACTACCAGCAGTGGCAATGGGTTTAATATCCCAAAGCGCGCCATCAGTGGCGTGGATTATGTTGCCTGCTGGGGAATGAACGATGACCTTTTCTGGCTGTTGCCCATCGCCAAGTGCAAAAGCATAACAACTAAGCTTTGCCCCTCGACAGGTCAGAACTGGCGTGTATTCCAAAGCTTGTGAACGAGAAAGAGGCGTGGGCTAAGTTTGAAGAAGGTCTAAAGGACATGGAGTCCTTTGATGAGGCTGTGGCTTGGGTGAAGAAGAACAAGAAGATCGTAGAAAAACTGACCATGATGGCAATGATTAGACGATTTAATGAGGATATTAGCCGCGCTAATAAGACTTGGCGGAACTAAAATAGATTAAAATATATATCG